CCGGGCGCTGAAGAAAAAGGCCTTCTATGCCGAAGTTAAGCCCGAGGGATATGCCAGGCCCGTAAAACGCCTGTGCGTCCCAGCTCAAGCTGTAGCAGCCGTTATGGGTGAAGCGGCCTGGCTTGTATCGGAGCTTCGGTGCATGAGGACAATTCGATGGGGCGACAGTGCGGAATATCACATCATCTATTAGGAGGACGCTATGAAGGTAATCTACAAAGCACCCGGCTGCGCACCGGAGCCCAGGGACATTCCCAACACCCTGGAGGAGCTGCAGGCCGCTGTGGGTGGGTACATCGAGACCGTCACCATTGAGGAAGACTGTGTGATCATCTGCAACGAGGAGGGGCGGCTGCGCGGTATGCCGCACAACGTGAAGTTCTTGGGCGTGGACTTCGTGGGGCCGATCCTGATTGCCGGTGTATCCGACGAGGACTTTACAGATTTGCCTCCGGAGAGTATGGGCTTTCTGCTGGACGGTCTCAGGAAAGCCTCGAAGGAGGGCGGGACATGAACCGGCTGCAGGAGCGGAGGCTATCGCTGGGACTGAGCCAGCCGGAGGTGAGCCAGCGGCTGAAGGCCGTTGACCCCCGTATGGACGTGGGCATGGTAAGCCGGTTTGAGCGGGGCGTATGCCTGCCCACGGCAGAGATCCTGCGGGCCCTGGAAACCGTCTTGCAAGCGCCCAGGACGGAGCTTTTCACCAACGACGACCTGGCGCTTATCCCCGGGAGCGAACCGGCACGGGAGGGCGTAACGCCCACCACGGCCAGGCTGCGGGAGGTGATCCCCTTCGGACGGCGCAACGCCATTGGGCGGGGCGCTCTGGCCCGGAAGCTGGGGCTCAGCGACCGGCAGACCCGCCGGGCCATTGAGGAGGCACGGGCGGAGGGGCTGATCATCATCTGCGAGTGCAACGGGCGGGGCTACTACCAGAGCCGGGATCTGGACGAGATCCACCACCAGTATTTACAGGACACCAGCCGGGCGATGGCCATTCTGAAACGGCGTAAACCCATGCGCGACCTGCTGAAGGCGGCGGGCCGCAGCGTATGAAGGAGGACAAGGACATGGAAAACGAGAAGACGGTCTACACCTGTGTGGACAAGGAGCACGACGCCTGGACGTGCGGTGCGTGCGGGTACATCGAAGATTTCGAGGCGGACGGCCCGGCGGAAAACGGCTGGCGTTTCTGCCCCGCCTGCGGGCGGGAGATCGAGGTGGACGGGCATGATGCGTGACTTTGATCTGCCCGAGCGGCCCCTGGAGCCGCCGGAACCGGAGCCCCAGCCCTGCTGCCCCTGGTGCGGCGAAGAGTGCGAACACCTCTACCGTGATCGGACGGGGGAAATCGTGGGCTGCGAGAACTGCGTGGACACGCTGGACGCATGGGAATACCGTCATCTGGCGGTGTGAGCAAGAACGGTATTAGGAGGACGACAATATGACAGCACCGAAAACATGTGAGAACTGCGGGGCGGCCCTGGACGCCGGGGAGCACTGCGATTGCCGGGAGGCAGCTCCGGACGGCGGACTGATCCGGCTGATCCAGCTCCCCGTCATTGAGGAGCGGCTGCGGGATCTGAAGGAGGCTACGGAACGCCGGGTGGCGGAGGCCATGAGCCTGGTGGTCAGCGACGAGACCCTGACGGCAGTGAAGAACGTCCGGGCGGAGCTGAACCGGGACTTCACGGAGTACGAGAACCAGCGTAAGGCAGTGAAGGCCGCCATTATGGTACCCTATGACCGCTTTGAGACGGTCTATCGGGAGTGCGTGACGGAACCCTTCAAGCGGGCAGACGCAGACCTGAAGGGCAAGATCGATGCCACGGAGCGGGAGATCAAGGGCCGCTGCGAGAAGCAGCTGGAGGCCTATTTCCAGGAGCTGTGCGCCGTGAACCATGTGGACTTTCTGACCTTCGCCCAGACGGGGGTGAGGGTGGATATGGCCTCGGCCCGGGCCAAGACCCCCAAGAAGCTGATGGATCAGCTGCGTGTCATGGTGGAGGGCTGCGCCCAGGCGATGACCACCATTGACGGCATGGAGCACGGGGACGAGATCGCCGTGGAGTACAAAAAATGCCTGGATCTGACCTTTGCGATCCGGCTGGTGACGGAGCGCCACCAGAAGCTGGAGGCGGAGCGGCAGCGGAAGGCCGAAGCGGAGGCGGCCTGCATCCTGGTTGCGCCTGGGCCGGAACCGGCAGAGGTGACGCCGGTACCCAAGCGGGTGCAGAAGGCCGCTGTGGAGCACCTGACCTGCACCTTCACCGTGACGGACACCAGGGAGCGGCTGAAGCTGCTGAAAAATTTCCTGGACAGCAACGGCTACCAGTACAACTAAGGAGGACGCGAACATGAACGACATGCAGATCTACAACCAGAATGAGGGCATGGCCCCCAAGACTGTGAACGCGGAGATGATGATCTCCCGGCAGGCCCAGGAGGTGCAGGCGGCCATGATCGTGGCCAAGCGGTTCCCCCGGGACGAGGTGATGAGCCACAACCGGATCCTGAACGCCTGCAAGCGCAGGAGCCTGGCTGAGCGGGCGGTGTACGAGTACCCCCGGGGCGGCGAGAACGTCACCGGCCCTTCGATCCGCCTGGCGGAGGTGATGGCCCAAAACTGGGGCAACCTGGACTTCGGCATTACAGAGCTGGAGCAGAAGAACGGTGCAAGCACGGTGATGGCCTACTGCTGGGATCTGGAGACCAACACCCGGCAGACCAAGATCTTCACCGTGCCCCATATCCGGCAGACCAAGCACGGGGCCAAGGCCCTGACGGATCCCCGGGACATCTACGAGATGGTGGCCAACCAGGGAGCCCGGCGCATGCGTGCCTGCATCCTGGGGATCATTCCCGGGGACGTGGTGGACGCCGCCGTTGCCGCCTGTGAAAAGACGCTGCTGGGCGGCGGGGAGCCCCTGATCGACCGGGTGCGGAAGATGGCTCAGGCCTTCCAGGAGGATTTCGGGGTGCCGCTGGAGAGCCTGGAGAAGTACATCGGCTGCAAGGCGGAGGCCTTCACCAGCCAGAGCATTGTGAAGCTGCGGGGCGTGTACACCGCCCTGAAGGAGGGGCGGGCCAGCCGGGAGCAGTACTTTGAGCTGCCCGCTGTGGACGAGAAGACCGGCGAGGTGCAGGACAACGGCACCGCCGAGGCTGTCGGAACGCCGGACAACGGCGCTGCCGACAGCGCCCTGAAGCAGGTGAGCATGAGTGACCTGTAATGTGATCGCAACCGGATCAAAGGGCAACGCCGTGGTTCTGGACGGGAATATCCTGATCGACTGCGGCGTGCCCTTCCGGGCACTGGAGGACATCTACAAAGAGCTGGCACTGGTGGTGCTGACCCACATTCACGGCGACCACTTCAACCCGGAGACCATCAAGCGTCTGGCCTTCCTCCGCCCTTCCCTGCGCTTTCTCTGCCCGCCCTGGCTGCACCAGGCGCTGAGCAGCGTGGGGATCTATGAGAATGTGATCGACGTGGCCAGCACCGCCTACGTCTTCTCTTACGGGCGGCTGCCAGGCGGCAGCTACGGCTCCGTTCAGTTCGCCATGACCCCGATCCCCCACGACGTTCCCAACTGCGCCTGGCACATTTACGGCTGGCGTGGCAGCCAGAGCGAGGCTGTGTTCTACGCCACGGACTGCGGCAGCCTGGAGGGCGTGGAAGCCCGGGACTACGATCTCTACCTGATTGAAGCCAACTACGGTGAGGAAGAGATTCAGGAGCGCATGCAGCGGAAGCTGGAGGCCGGAGGCTATGCCTACGAATCCCGGGCGATAGAGAGCCACCTCTCCAGAGAACAGGCCCAGGCGTGGCTCAGCGAGAACGCCCGGGAAGGCAGGAGCAAGGTGTTGTTCCTGCACCAGCACCAGGAGTAAGGAGGAAACGCCCATGATCCCGTGGATACAGGTTTACAGCAACCTTCCACAGCACAGAAAGACCTCCCGCCTGGCGGAGGAACTGAAGCTCAGCAGCGCCGCCGTCGACCCCAATATGGTTGCCGTGGGTATTCTGGTAGGCCTGTGGACGTGGGCCATTCAGAACGCCTATGACGGCGATCTGAGCGAGTGCAGCCCCCGCACCATCGCCAACGCCTGCCAATGGAAGAAGAAGCCGGAGACGCTGGTGCAGGCCCTGATCAAAACCGGATGGCTGGACGAGGATATGCGGCTGCACGACTGGGAGGAATACGCCGTGCTTCTGATCGACCAGGAGGAGAGCCGGAAGCAGAAAACGCGGGAGCGGGTGAACCGTTACCGTAACAAAAAATCCGGGGGCTGTAACGTTACAGACGGCGTTACAGGTAACGTTACAGATACGCCGTGTAACGCTCCTACCGTACCTAACCATACCAAACCAGACCAATTATTTTCTGGTGGTGGTGGTGACGCGGGCGCGCGGGCGCAGGACAGCGTGGCCGATTTTTGCATTGACCGCAACAGCGATCCGGACGAGTACTTCGGCATGACGCCGGAGATTCGGGCGGAGGTGGCCGCCATCACCGACGCTATCCTTGCCCGGTTCACCACCCGCCCCGCCACGGAGAACGACCGCAGCCAGGTGTTCCTCGCTCTGTACGACAGCCGCAGGGACGAGCGCACCGGCCAATGGGCCATGACGCTGCCGGAGGAGAACAAGCGGCTGCTGATGTACGCCTTCGAGGCGGCGGCCAACGCCGGAAAGGCCGGAGACTGGCGGTACATCACCGGCGTTTTGGCCAGGCTCCGGCAGCGGGGTATCAGCACCCTGGCACAGGCAGAGGACTACGACGACGACCGCAGCGCAGAGCGGCTGTGAGCTGGCGGCAGAGGGAGGGAAACGGCGGTATGGCTGACTACTGGCACAAGGCGTGGGCGTGCCCGTTCTACGCCTGGAGCGACAAGCTGCGGGTAAGCTGCGAGGGCGGCGGGACGCTGGCCTTTCCGGACACGGAGACGGCTGTGGAGTACATGGACGCCTACTGCGCCTGCGGGGCCAACGGCTGGCGTCAATGCACCGTCGCCGCCTCTCTGCTGCGGTATTACGAACGAAAGGACGAGAAAGACCGTGAGAAACGTTGACAGGATCCGGGGCCTTCAGGCCCAGAACACCAAGCTGCACGAGATCTGCAGCAAGCAGCGGGAGCTGATCGGCGGGCTGCAGGAGGCCAACCGGGAGCTTAGTTTTGCGATGGACAGCATTCTGGCGGCGCTGGCCGAGCGATACGGCGATCCGGAGCGGGAGGGCGAGGAGCTTCTGGGCTATCGCTTCCAGTTCCCTGCAAGCGCCTTCAAAACGGCTCTGGGAACCTACGAGGTGAAGAGCCGGAAGGACGAGGACAGCGGCATGTACGTGATCGGCGTGATCCCCAGAGAGACGCCGGAGAGCGAGGGCGGGCATGGCACTGACGAGTAAAGACCTGCAGCGCATGGGGCCGAAGGCCAGGCAGCAGGTGGAGCGGGCCATGCGGGCCCGGGAGAGTAAGACCCGGAAGGGCAACAAATACCACGCCAAGCCCACGGACGTAGTGATGCAGGACGGCACAGTGCGGCACTTTGCCAGCGAGAAGGAGGCTGCCCGGTTCCGGGAGCTGGATCTGCTGCAGCGTGCCGGGGAGATCTCCGGGCTGCGCTGCCAGGTGGAGTATGAGCTGATCCCCTACCAGACCCGGGCCGACGGGAAGCGGGAGCAGCCTTGCAAGTACATTGCCGACTTCGTGTACCGGGACGGCTGCCGTGTGGTAGTGGAGGACGTGAAGGGCTACGATGACCCCAAGAGCGCCGCCTACCGCCTGTTCACCGTGAAGCGCAAGCTGATGCTGATGGTACACGGCATCACGATCCGGGAGGTGTAAAGCACATGGTACATATCGGCGACCGGGTAACGCGAGTACCAGTGACCTTCGACCGGCTGGACGACAAATGCAGGCGAACCGGAACACCGCTTCGGGGCACTGTGGTATGGATCCACCCGCAGAGCCGGTTCCACGTGGTGGAGTTCGACACCCCGGGCGGCAGGATCCGGGAGAGCTTTCAGGGGGTATGAGCATGGAAGCGAAAACCTATGACCTGTGCGGGTGCTGCGCTGCGGAACTGCGGGATGCCTACACGCTGGTGAAACTGCAGGGCGGCGTAAATCAGAAAATCACCTGTGCCCACTGCGGGAAGCGGCGCTATGGGGCCACCTACCGGCTGGAGCCCAGGAAAACAAAATAGGGGCAGGATCTCTCACCCTGGGCATGGTTTTACGTGCCCAGGGTATTGCCCTCTATCCGGCGGGGAGAGGGGGCCCTCTCTTTTCTTTTCTTGTTTTCTTTTCTCTGGTGGGGGTGTGGGGCCACAGGATACGGAGAGTTTTATCTATTCCAGGGGGTGAATTCCCGCATATGCCCCTGTTATGCTGGGAAGAGACCACCACGGGAAAGGAGGGGCCGGAAACAATGGCAAAGGCAGGCGGCAGACCGCCGAAATTCAAGAGTGCGGAGGAGCTGCAGGAGAAGATCGAACAGTATTTCCGGGACTGCGATGGGACGCCGTACATCATGCCCGACGGCTCCCCCCTGAAGGATAAGACCGGCGAGGTGATCCTGGTGGGGCGGCACCCGCCCACGGTGACCGGGCTTGCCCTGGCGCTGGGCTTCAAGAGCAGGCAGAGCCTGCTGGACTACGGCGGCAGAGACAGGTTTTCTGACACGGTTACGTGCGCGAAGCTGCGGATCGAGGCCTACGCCGAGGAGCGGCTTTACGACAAGGACGGCCAGAGGGGAGCAGAGTTCAACCTGAAGTACAACTTCCGCTGGGCCCAGGAGGAAAAGCGGGACGACGCCGGGAAAGAGCAGGGCGTGGTACTGCTGCCGGAGGTGAAACAGGAAGATGGGACATAGCATCGTGTGGCAGCCGCAGCCCAGGCAGGCGGTATTCATGGCCCGGCCAGAGTACGAGGCCCTGTACGGCGGCGCTGCCGGAGGCGGCAAAAGCGACGCCCTGGTGATCGAGGCGCTGCGGCAAGTGCATATCCCGTACTACAAGGGCCTGATCCTGCGGAAGACCTTCCCGCAGCTGGCGGAGCTGATCGACAAGACCCTGAACTACTACCCCAGAGTATTTCCCAAGGCCAAGTACAACGCCGGGAACCACACCTGGACATTCCCCAGCGGGGCCAAGATCCTGTTCGGAGCCATGCAGTACACCAAGGACAAGGTGAAGTACCAGGGCCAGGCCTACGACTTCATCGGCTTTGACGAGCTGACCCACTTCCTGTTCGAGGAGTACAACTACCTGTTCTCCCGGAACCGGCCCAACGGCCCGGGCACACGGGTCTATATCCGGGCCACGGCTAACCCCGGCGGTGTGGGCCACGGCTGGGTGAAGGAGCGGTTTATCACAGCGGCCCCGCCCATGCACACGATCTGGGAAGATGTGACGTGGCGGGATCAGACCGGAGCGGAGCACAGGGCCAGGCAGAGCCGGATCTTCGTACCAAGCAGCGTATTTGACAACCCCGCCCTGCTGCGGAACGATCCGCAGTATGTGCAGCGGCTGGCCTCCATGCCGGAGGCAGAGAAGAACGCTCTGCTCTACGGCGACTGGAACACCTTTAGCGCCCAGGTGTTCACCGAATGGCGCAATGACAGCAGCCACTACGACGACCGCCGCTTTACTCACGTGATCCGGCCCTTCCGGGTGCCGGAAACCTGGGCCATCTGGTGCGGCCTGGACTGGGGCTACTCCAAGCCCTTCAGCGTGGGCTGGTACGCCGTTGACCGGGATCGGCGCATGTATCGGATCCGGGAGTACTACGGCTGCACCGGCGTACCCAATACCGGCGTGAAGCTGGAACCCACGGAGGTGGCCCGGAAGATCCGGGAGATCGAAGCGGAAGACCCCAACCTGAAGGGCCGCCAGATCCACCGGGTGGGAGACCCGGCCATCTGGGGCAGCGACGGCACAGAGAGCATCGGCGCTCTGATGGAGCGGCAGCGGGTGTACTTCGAGAAGGGCGACCACGCCCGGATCGACGGTAAGATGCAGATCCACCACCGGCTGGCCTTCGACGCCGACGGCGTTCCCATGCTGTACGTATTCGACACCTGCAAGCACTTTATCCGCACGGTGCCCAACCTGGTTTACGACGAGAGCAACGTGGAGGACATCGACACCGACGGCGAGGATCACATCTACGACGAGCTGCGGTATGTGTGCATGAAGAACCCCATCGCCCCCAGGCTGCGGCCCGTCCAGGCTGAGAAGCCCTACGACCCGCTGGATCTGGCAGCAGGCGGCAACAGCGGCTACGACCGCTACGATTTCTTTCGGAAATACTGACAAGGAGTGTGGAAAACTATGGCAATCTTATTTGGAAAGCAGCCGGTGCAGCCCGGCACGGCCAACCGGCAGCAGCCCTCTGCCGGTGTGCCCGGCGTACAGGGCGATCCCAATATGCCGCCTGATATGGCAGCCATGCTGCTGAACCGGGGCAGCGCCCAGAAGACCATCGGCCAGGAGGACATCAAGCGGGCGACGGAGCTGCTGGCCAAGTACAAGCAGGGCAAGGCAAACCTGGAGACCCGCATTGTGGACGATGAACTGTGGTGGGAGCTGCGGCACTGGGAGGCGATCCGGGGCCGCCAGGGCGGCGTGAGCGCCACCAGGACGGACGCCCAGGGTAACCCCTTGCCGGACGGCCCCAGGACGCCGGAGCCCTCCTCCGCATGGCTGTTCAACAGCATTCTCAATAAGCACGCCGACGCAATGGACAACTACCCGGAGCCGGTGGTACTGCCCCGGGAGCGCAGCGACGAGGACAGCGCCAAGACCCTCTCCTCTGTCCTGCCGGTGATTCTGGAGTACAACGACTATGAGCAGACCTACTCCGACAACTGGTGGGAGAAGCTGAAGCACGGCACGGCAGCCTACGGCGTGTTCTGGGATCCCAGCAAGGAAAACGGCCTGGGTGACGTAGCCATTCAGCAGATCGACCTGCTGAAACTGTTTTGGGAGCCGGGCGTGACCGACATCCAGAAGTCCCGCAACCTGTTTGTGATCGACCTGGTGGACGAGGATCTGCTGGAGCAGCAATATCCGGAGCTGAAGGGCAAGCTGAAAGGCAACGCCATTGATGTGAAGCAGTATATCTACGATGATACCGTGGACACCAGCGGCAAGAGCGTGGTAGTGGACTGGTACTACAAGGTCAAGAGCCCCAGCGGGAAGACGCTGCTGCACTATGTGAAGTTCGTGGGCGACCAGCTGCTCTACGCCAGCGAGAACGATCCCAACTATCGGGAGCGGGGCTTCTACGACCACGGCCAATATCCGGTTGTCCTGGACGTGATGTTCCCGGAGAAGGGCACGCCCATCGGCTTTGGCTACGTGGCGATCTGTAAGGATCCGCAGCTGTACATCGACAAGCTCAGCGGTAATATCCTGGAAAACGCCATGATGACCACCAAGAAGCGGTTCTTCTGCTCGACTTCTACCAACATCAACCGGGAGCAGTTCATGGACTGGAATGAGCCCATCGTGGACGTGGAGGGTGAGATCAGCGACGCCCGCCTGAAGGAGATCGTGACCCAGCCTCTGGACGACATCTACGTGACCGTGGCCCAGATGAAGATTGAGGAGATGAAGGACACCGCCGCCAACCGGGACGTGAACAGCGGCGGCGTGGGCTCCGGCGTGACGGCTGCGGCGGCCATTGCCGCCTTGCAGGAGGCGGGCAATAAGGCCAGCCGGGACATGATTGCCGCCAGCTACCGGGCCCATGTGGCCATTACGGGGCTTTGCGTGGAGCTGATCCGGCAGTTCTA